CCAGTACCTTTAGTCCTAGGTATGCTCTCAGCGGATTTGTTTAAGGGAGAGTAAAGATTAACTCCAGCCATAGATCCTCCATCAGCCTTGTGTTGTATACCACGCTTGGCTTTCCATGTCTCAAAAGACTCTAAATCTTTTAATGGAATCTTGCTTGTCTCTTTGTCATATTGGTTTTCTAACTCACCATAACCCTTAATCTTTTGGCGCAACTGACGCAATTGCTCTAACTGCTCTTGAGATAGTGACATAGTTCCACCCTGAGCATATGAACCCTCACCACTAAAGTCAGGCGCATACCTTTCATTTGTTTGGGCAGGATCATAGGTTATGCTGACTGGCTTACCATCCTTACCTATATAAGCATTACCAAGTGCGCTTGCAGCACCATACAGATTAAAGTTCAAAGCCTCTCCAAGAGCTTTAGTTCCAGCATCCAATACCCTAACAACAGGATGCTCACCAGCATATCTTTCAACATCCTTTTTTCTGGTTTCATTGTCAAAGTCATACTTGTCTGTTACATGAACTTTTCCATCAGGCATCTTTTCATAAGAAAATCTTCCTAAAGTCATTGACATTGGATGATTGGTAGTTGCGCCCTCAAGACTTAGATTAGGACTTTCACCAGGCATTTTGTAGTTCTCATACCCAACACTACCTGGATGTTTAAAATACTTTTGATTCTCTGAGTTATGGATTGCTCTATTTATTTCATTGATTTCATCAGAGGTCAAATCTTTTTCTGTAAAGGGTTTTGATCTATCTCCAAATAAGGTTTGACCAAACCACCTTACATGCGCTGGTATGTTGTTCTTAACTGATTCATACATTGAACCACCATCGCTCATGCCTTTACTTTTGGCAATGGCTTCTTGCATTTCTCTAATGGTGGGTTTATTCATCGCATCATTATGATATAAATGTATCTAACTAGTCTACTGTGCTACTTTCTGATAATACTTCTTACGCATTCTTATCCAATCCTTCAGCATCTTCATTACTTGCTGTTCCCATATCTCGCTGTACTGTTCACAACTTATCTCAAAAGTTTCAAGGTGAGTCTCCACCTTGACTCCCTCCCTCACTACTGTCCTACTTATGGGTACATCTCTCAATATTGTTGGCATATTTATTCCTAGTACTTTAGTGTTACGCATCCGATGCGTAAATAGTTAGTATTACATTGCATATGGATTACCCCGTTTTTTAAGATTAAAGATTTCAGCATCACTAATATCCTCTGCTTCTATCTCTTCTCTAGGTGGTGCATCGATGCTTATCCATCCCGCATCTCTCATGTATCTCAGCCCCTGACTGATGCAGTCCACAAACTCATCATGGATTGTGCCCTCGGGAAACGAACAAATTTGTGACACCATGCCCTCAGCCCAGTCTCTTACGAATCCCTTCCTAACTCCAGACTCAGGAATCCATACTCGACCAGCTTTGATGATGTTCGCAACAATAGACAATCTCTGAACCTTATCTGCCTTACCTGGGTTGTATGCCATGACAGGTAGGTGAGCTCTTTGTAAGTCTTGGATCAATGATATACCTGCAGACTTATCCTCCACCAAAATCAAGTCTACAAGCTTTCTATCCCTACCCTCTCCATATACTGTCTCAAACTCAGCTATTACTTTGGGGCGCAGATCAGGGTACTGTAGATGTTCTTGCCAACAATCCAACACCATCACGCACATTCCCCCATCCATAGGCTTGAATGCTCCAAGCGTAATACACCCACTAGGATCGTTGTACTCTTTGTCTGAGGTCGCACAATCATACGACTGGATGATGTACTCCAACTTAGGGAAAGGTTTACCATCGGGCCAAAGTCTAAACCAATCTCTACTAATGATCGATCCCTCTTCAGGGTCTATGATCTCAGCATGAATCTCTTGACGACCAAGCTTAGTCCCCTCGTACTGTAAGATCTGTCGTTGGAATGCTGGAGCTAGGTTGGCTACGTTTACATAGGTACTAGCCTTAGTAATCACTACATCATCACCCTCCCTACCTATCAACTCCATGATCAAAGGCTTGGGCTTTGGAGTGGTCGATACAATAATCTTTGTACCTCTCTTGCCCATCAATCGGACTGAAAACTGAATCATATCCCATGAATCTTGAATGTAGTCCCATGCTGCCAACTCATCCAGCCAAGCACCCTGATACTGATTTCCCCTAAATCTATCAGGCTCTGAGGCACTCACCCCAGTAATAAGAGATCCATTCCATAGCTTAATCTGGTGTAGGCTTTTGTTGTAGTCTGTTACTAATGATGGAGGAATCACAGATAGTAATCCTGACTCTCCCTCAAAGCAGGTATTTCTCAGGTCATTAGATGTAGGAGCTGCGACCAACCACCGAGTATTGCTCTCACTCGCTGCCCAATATCCTAAAGTCTCAGCAGATGTCCTAGTCTTACCTGACCCCCTACCACCTAAGAGTAGCCATATCGTGTAATCGATGTTGGGTTCTATCTGAAACTTATGAGCCTTTTGTAGCCACTTGGCTCTCCACTCAAAAGTGACCTGCTCCCTAGGATCTAGATTCTTAAACCTATTCCTTATCTCTGGATCCTGTAGTATCTCAACTACAGAACTCATTCAGTCGCCTGTCTACTATTAGCATAATGTTTAAGGAGCTCATCAAATATATCGAACTCTCCCTCTACCCTGATAGGTGCATCAGGATCTCCAGCCACTTCCATCCTACCCAACTTAGGCACGTGATACTCCACTACCGACTGGAACATATCAAATGCTTTTGCTGGGTTCGGTGGTACAAGATACTTCTCATCTCCAGTCTCAGGGTCAATTGCTTTCACGCCATCTGCTACTCTATCAAGCCACTCAGTGAGCCTATGAGCGTTTCCATCTACGAAGGTAGCTATAGCCTGTCTTGCCTCATTCGTGGTCTTGTTGGGCGTTCCTGCTACCCTACCACCTGTTTTTTTACCATTAGCCATTATTCACTCCTCTAAAATAATCTACTTTAGAAATTATCTGTAATATTTTAGTATAAACTAAAGTTGTAGTTATTATATCATTGCATGTTTATATGAGTTCAAGGGACATTTGGGCTAATCGTTTATCTTGTAGTTTTTTGTATGAGGGATTGAGTTCACACCCTAGATATTTCCTACCTAGATCTTGGGCTACTTGGGCTGTTGTTCCACTACCCATAAATGGATCTAGAACTATTCCTCCTATTTGGTTTTATAGGGCAAAGATGGACCAAGAGTCTCCAACCAACATAACTGACACCATGTGCCCTCATGCCCCTCTATGGAGCTGATAATCACATCAGCATGTTCCCCATGCTTAGGGCATACAACCCACCTAAACAAGCTCTGATCTTCTTTGATCTCTACATCTGTAATGTCATCTTGATTCATTCTAGTTCACTCCTAGTAATCTTTTTTTCTGCAAAGGATCTGTAAGTCTTTAAAGCCTTGTTCTCTTCCTTTAGACGGTCAATCTCTGACTGCATATGCTTCAGGCGAGAATTGGCTGTTTCTATCCAGTTTTTGACTTCAACAGGCATATCAAATACCTGTTCTTTTGTTTTTTTAGTTACCATATTGTTTATTCTTAATTAAAAATTAGATACTTGCAAAATTCTAACATTGAATTAGTGTGGTCTCCAATACATGGCATCCAAAAACATAACGAATACAGCCGCAACATAAACTGCTGCATATACTAAATTTATGAGTTTTGATTTCAAAATGTCTAAGTATTTTTGTTTATTCAAGATTTCCTCCTTCAATGCGTCTCAAATGCAAAATGATCTCAACCACATTTTTAAAGTTGTGACCAGTCATCTCATTGATGGATTCAACTGCTGAATTAATACCCATATCAAAGCCATCTTTCCATTGCTCAAGTGGATCCAGTTGGCGATCAATCTTTGCTATCTCTGCTTTGATTTCATTTTGTGTCATTTGTATTCTCCTCAATAATTGTGTAAATGGTATCTTGATACTCAGGATATTGCTTGTCATACTCTTCAAACTTGGTAACTGCATTCAATGCACCCAGTTCAGTTTTAAAATAATCAATTAGACCAAAGTCTTTGTCATTTTGTTTTGCGTAAATTTTAAACATTTTGATTTCCTTAGTATGCCCCCGAAGGGGCTGGTTGATTATTTGTTTGGAGTTACACGGATATCTGCACGACTTTCTTTGCGGAAAGTGTTGAGCACGCTGTCTTGGATGCCGTACTCAACGCACAACTTGCCGTAGTCAACGGTGCCTTTGACAGCAACCATCTTGACAGTCACTGAGTGCAATTCACCTTTGTGTTCGCCTTCGCCATACTTGTTGGCGATAGCGTCCTTCATCTCTTTAACTTGCTCTGCGAGAGCTTTGGCTTGTTGATCTAAAACGTAAAGAGCATCAATGTCTGATGTTAAAGACTCTACAGTTGCGAGAGCTTGGATGGATGCTTGTGTTGCTGTGATCATGATTAAATTCCTTTTTAAGTTAATTGCGTTGTTGCAATAACTAGACTGTAACAGAAAATTAGAGTCTGTAAAGGTTTATATCAACTATTTTGTAGGGATAAACCCTAATTTTTGTTTAATTTGTTGTTTTTGGGTGGATTAAATTGCGTAAAGTTACATCCAAAGCATCCAACTCATCCATTTTGGCTATTTTCCAAGCCGACTTTTCTCCATGCCATCCCATCCTATTACCTTGGTGGCATGACTTACACAAAGCCACTACACAGTACTGTAGGGATTGTTTAATATGATGGGCATCACTTGGACCTTCCAGCCCACATACAGAGCATGCTAGCTCTTTAACCCTGCCTATATGCTCCCTTTCTTTAGCAGTTAGTTTGTTATTCATTGCACCGCCCTATCCATAGCTCGATCATTTGCACTTTGAGTCCTGTAGACCTCAATCCTAGCCTGTGCTGATATCAACCCCCATCTAAACCTCTCTTCGTTCTCTACGGCTTGTTTAAGAGCCTCTAAGAGCTGTAAATAAGATGGGTCAGCATATGCCTCTACTTCAGCCGATGCAGAAGTCTTGGATCTTCCCTCAAGTAAAGCCTGTTTCATAAGCATAGCTTTTTGGCTCTTTCTGTACTCTTCCATGTAAACACGGTGAGCTTTTGCCTCGGCAAACTTAGCACCATGCGTGTATAAATAATCAACTGCTGAATTAATTTCTTTTGCATTCATAATTAATCTTCAATAACCCCACAAATTCTTAACACCATGATAAATACACAAATAATCCAAGCTGATGCAATAAACAACACCCCGATTAATATTAAAAAATCTAACACTTCATTCATGTGTTGCGCTCCCTCAGCTTCGCTTCAAATGCTTGGTATAGCGTTAGTGGGAACATCATGGTTGTACCACCATCGTCCCAGTGTTTGGTAACTTTTTCTTGAGTCTCGCCATAAACGCTATTTACTTCCTCCTCAGTCAACCCTACCCACTCTCTCCCCTCCACCAACCACACAACCTCATCTTCTTTAATCAGTCTCTCGTGCGGGTTAGGAAGTCCCATGCACCCACGCTCGAAACAAGCTCTATCGATCATTAGCTTTTCATTCATGTGTTCTTCTCCTTTAGGGCTACGGAACAACCAATTTTTGCCCACATAATTGATGGCAACCATTTAAT